TCATATGTCACCCACCTATAAAATTTAATAAATATAAAAGAGCAGGAAAATATTTTCCTACTCTTTAAATTCTAGCTTTACCAACTATAGCTTTACCAACCCTAGAATCTTCTAGGGGCTTACTAGGGTGTGCTATATTCTTGAACTTTAGAAAACCAATCTTTTATTGCTTCAGATGCACTAGTATTTTCTTCAAGTAAATTACTCTCGTCAACTTGAATCGAATATAGATTTTTCTTATTTCCATCTATAGTATCTTCTTTTTGTCTAGCGTAAAAACTTCCCTTCAAACTAGCAGTTTGAGTTTTAACTTTATCTTCTTGAGTTTCATAATTCATTTCAGGTCTTTCAAGCTTTCCACAGTAATACCATGTAAATTCATATTTCCCATTTCGCCTTTTCGCTCTCCAACCAATGGCAATTTCTTTAGCCCCATCTCCTGCAGCTTTTAATAAAAATCCGTTTTTATATAAGTTCTCATAAAGCTTTGCATAGTCTTGTGGAGCTAATGTATTTACTGCAAAGTCTATGTCAGTACCTTCATATTGTTCAACTATTTCTTCAACATTATCATCACTATACACCTTTTCTTGAGTAAATTTATCACTTACCTTTGCATTTAGTGCTCGTGCAAGCTTTACAGGTGTCTCTGTTGCATATGTTGTCCCATTATTAGTAGTAACCGCTGCAATATAAATATCCTTTAACCCACAAATTCTACTTCTTACTATAGTTTCTGCTCCTGGCATTTATTCTACCTCCTCTAAATAAGTAAACCTTAATGCTTTGTGATGTATTTTAGTATCAGTTTCAAAAAAATCCTGTCCTTCAACATATCCAAAGTCATTTAATAACATTAACTTTTTTACTTCTTTTTTTAATTTCCACTCATCCTTCAAACTCCAAATATCAATTTGAATGGTATGAATAACATCTTCTTCTTTATCATCAGAAATATTGTTACTTCTATCACTTAACTCACAAAAAGTAATGTGAGTATCATTAATATTTTGGTCATACCACCCTTGAACAACTGTAATTCCTCTAGATGATATACTTTCTAATGCTTTTGCTATAATTTCTATAATATCCATGTACTCACCTACTTTAAATTTGAAATTAAATTCTTATACTCTTCTTCTACAACCCTATTCATTTCTTTTTGACTAGCCTCTATCGTAGGGTATAAAACAGCATGTGGCTCTCTAGTTGTATTCCCCCATTCTTCCCATTGCATATAGGAATATGGTGAATTTTTAGATTGATCCCACCCAACAGTAATAAATTTAACCCCTTTAATATTTTTAATCTTACTAACTTCAATATTATCTGCTGCATGTTCCCCAGTTTTAAGACCTTTTATTCCACTTTTCTTAGGATCTTTACTCCTATGAACCTTTGGCTTTAAGTTTTTTTCAACTATTTTTGCACACTCTTTAATAATCTTTATATTAGCCTTATCAATTTCCTTTTCACTTGAAACACTTTCAAACTTTTTTATAAGCTCATCTAGCCCTTCAAATTCAATCCACATACCTTATATGCCTCCATCATGTTTAATCATTACTACATCACCATTCTAGCCTTAATGTAAACATAATCTTTTGAGTTGCCTTTAAAGTCCACATGATATACTTGATATTCAACATTATCAAATACTATAATAAATTTATTTTTATCAGTAGTTCTCATGCCCCTAACTTTATTACAATATCTAACCTTGAATACCAATACATTTTCATACTTTATATTTTGTGCATCATAGAGTTCTTTCCCATACAGCTCCATTGGAGTACACCAACAATCATAGTAATTATTAAGTGATTCTTCCCATCTTCCATCTACTATATCTTTTACTTTCTTTTTAATACTAATTCTACTATCCACTTACTCTACCTCGCTATAATTGCTCAATTTATCTAGTATAGTTGTTACAATAGTATCTTTTTTAGTATTATTGGATATTTCAGTCCCTTTTTTCTCATACATATCATGTATAAGCTTTTTCTGCAATAAATCAGCTAACTTCACAGCTTTTTTATCACTCTTATATCCAGTTCCAACACATGAGCTAATATATTCCTCACTAATCTCAAGTAATTCATATAAAAGGTCTTCATCATCTTCATAGTCAATTCTTAAATATCCTTTTACT